TGTTACGAACCGCAGTAGATTCGACCACGTATCGATCGTTGGCATTAACTCCGGGGCCAATACGTCGGCCAATGAATCCTTGATTCTTTTTAAATGCGGGTTCTTGGACCAATTGATCCAGGGTGGCTGCTAAAAATTGTCTGTTTACCGGAGTCTGGAATATCTCAGGAAGGAAATCTACTGTGCGTACATTATTGGCCATTAAATTACTCCACTGCCAGGTGCAGTTTGTAAGTTGGTGCTGGTAAGTGCTGTGATCACTTCAATGTCATTGACTGTGGCACCATTGACAAATATCTGATTGGGTGCTGATCGTATTTCATACAAGTCACCAAAACTCTTTTGTGGGTTTAAAGGAACCAAGACCACGCTACTGACAATGTCACCAATCTGTTGATGTATAAAGGCCGCAAGCTCACTGAAATAAAATGTGTCTCCAAAGTTCCACGCAGCCAGATCAAAGTAGGTTTCCATGGTGGCCACTACTAGATTGCGTATTTCACTGTTGCTGGCAGTGCTTTGGCTGTTTTGGATAACCTTGATAGTGGCTCGCAATGCGGCATCAGCTTTGCGACCAAACAAAGGCTGGAAGTCAACAGAATTCAAAATAAGATTGTCTGATATCATCTTGTAGGTATTCAATCCAGCATAGGCCAAGTTTAGTTCGTTGATGGTGGGTGGACTGGGTTCAGTCACTGTGCCAGTTGAGTCTCGCAGCCAGTTTTGATATGAGGTATAATATTCGTTGGTAACCACATACACATCAATGATGTTTGTGCTGCCTGGATCAATGCGGCTGGTCAAGGGACTGTTGTGTCTGTATTGGAAATATAAATCTTGTCTGCCAATCCTGGCTATAAATTCAGGATTCACTGTCAAGGTTCGATTGCCTGTGCTGTCCAATGTTAGAGTATAGAATATCTGATCAGTGATCACTTGACTGGGGTATTGGTTGTAGGCATAAAATACCTGTCCCACTGTGAACTGGCTCAAGACCAACAGGATGCTGGCCTGTGTGGGATATTCGCTGTTGACCACTCCGTTGTCGACCAACAGATATCTTTGTAAATTATCAAAGTCTACAGTCTGCTGAAAGAATACCAATTTGTTCTTGGCATCTACTGTTGGAGCCACAAGATCATCAAAGAAGTCTGGATTCACTGGCACAGAACTGCCGGGTCTAGTGTTGAACGAAACCACCACTTGGAAGTCATCTGTGAGACCATCTGTCAATACTGGCTGATCAATAATGATCAACTTGGTATCATCTGGCAAGGGATAATTGCTGTCGGGTTGTGTGTTGATTTTCAACACGTTTACAAAATCTCGTATCACAGTTCCAGTACGACTGTCATAGATTGGTTCGCTTGTGTAAAAGAAAAATCTTGTTTCTGCCACACTGCCAAAAAAGTATTCCAGTGATCTTGATACCACTGTGTAGGTAGCACCGTTGGTGGTACACTGTATCAACCAACTGGCGTCGCTGTTTGTGCCATCGGTGTTTTGTGCATTGGCAAGACTGAAGTCGGCATTAGTGTCTAAATTGCTGGACGTGATCAGGTACCAGGCGGCGGTGAGATTGTCATAACCAAGTCCAAAATTTTGATTTAGAAAAATCTGGTTAACGATATCTTGTTTAAGACTAGTAGGCAGGTCTGTGACCAGGGTTGGAATGACCTGTGTGGGTATGGCACCGGTTGGTACATAGGTATTCAACACTACCGGTCCTGCTCCACTGGGCAGATTTCCTAGACCTTGATTGGTTCCAGAAAGATAAACTGCGGTTGGACTGGCCCATAATTCTGTTTTTTCGCTGGGCAATGTGGCTGTGCCAGCCTGTAAGTTATTGTCTGCATCAAAATAATAACCAGCTGGTGGTTCAAACTTGACCAAGCTACCCACAGTGATATACTGTGCATTGTTGCTGGCATACTGTCCAATAGGAACAGCGTTGCCTGCACTATTTTCAAAATAGCCCGTGGCCTCATTGGTTATCACTGTGCTGAGATGCCAGGTATACTCCAATGCGGCAAGATCGGGCCTGGGGAAATTGGCATAATAAAACTGCTCAGATCCGGCCTTGGCAAGCAAGGGATTGATCTGATTGTAGACCACGTCACTGATGTCGTTGATGCTGAGATACGTGAACTGGAATGCTGGAGTTAAATTACTTTCGTACAAGGCACCGTCACTGGCAAATATGTTGGTACTGGAATATTTTCCAGTGCCGTCAACTAGATCAAGATATCTACTGGTTCCAATACTGGCACGATTTAAAGCTGTGCTTTTCAAGATACTGTTGTATTGAGTAAATGGAAAATTACTGTAATCTTCGCCGTTGACCATGCGATTCTGTGTGTAATACTGTGCTGGAGCACGCTGTTTGATTTCAGCAATGGTCTCACGTGCCTGTGCGTTAGTGACCGGCTGAGTGATACCACAGACAAAGGTCAATGTTTCAATCTGTCCAGTACGGCTCACATAACTGATGGGAATCTGTACACTTTGCATTTCTTGTGGATTGATTATGTAGGTCAATCCATTGCTGGCACGCACATAGGTCCTAAAGGTTCCAACTGGGATGGTGCTAAAAATCCCATCGCCAAAGTTCAATGTGATTTGATCATTGGCTCTACTGGCAATACTGTAGATATTCTGTGTGCCAGGAACAAGCTGTTCTACTGCGGCTGCATACACACTGGGAACAGGTCTCCAGAAAAAACTTATGTTGCCTATATCGTCTAGTTGATACAACCATACATCAGTATTGTTAATACCATCAATGTTGATGTTGACAGCGCGATTGGTGATTCGTTCAGCTAGGTTGAAATCTTGGTTCAGTAATGTGCCTTGCTTGAAGTAAAAAAAGTATCCGGTATCGGCACTGGCAAAACCCAGCTGATCGTTACGGAATAATATATTAAATCTGCCATCTGGCAATGGAGGTGGTTCGTATATGTAATCTTGCCCAGCTGATGTGGCGTTCACTGCCTCAAACGGCATGTTGATGCCATCAATAGTGGCAGTGTATGGGATCACGGGCAGGAATCCTGGCACAAGATTTATAGTGTATTCTTGTGTCTGTACACCCAGGATGTCTTGACTAGCTCCGGGTCGGCCAAATCGTTGTGTATTGACCAAGGCAGCATTTATAATAACTGTAAACTGTTCTTGCCAGTCAAGATTGGTGGGATCTGCCCAGTTTACTGTGACGTTGGCTAGATTTATCCCATTGTAGTCCACCACGTTTTCTGTGGTGCTGACACTGAATACCTTGAGATATCCCGACGCTTCGGTGTTGCGCAATGGTGTATAGCTGACCAAATTGGCCAGCTTGATCACGCTGTCTCTGCGTTCAGCTGTGTCTAAAAAGTTTTCTCTAGTATTGAGATCTGTACGGAATGCTAGTGCCTGACCCATAAAAGCCATGACATCAAGCAAGGCGATAAATTCACTACTTTCAATGTAGTCATTGAAGGTTTCTGGATAATACAGGCGCAAGTAATCTACAAAACTTTTACGAAGTGTTTCAAAATCATAGCTTTGGAAGTCGGCTTCTCTATAGGTTTGATAGATCCTTTTCCAGTCCTCTACTCCAAATATTACGGTTTGTCTTGTGGTGGTTGCCATATTTGTTCCAGTGTTTTGTATTTATGGAATTAATAAACTGGGCAGTTAAACATAGCTGGCCACCCGTTGTGTTTGATCAAAAAAGATACTTAGACGCTGTGCATCTGTGCTGGGCACCACGGTCAGTTCTAGCTGTAGCAACAGTCCATTCTGTTGCGGAAAAACTTCAATAGCATTTATGTAAACTCGTGGATCTCCGCCAGCCACCCGCTGTATTTCTTCATACACAGTGTTCAGAGTGTCTTGTGTTTGATTTTCAAAAAGATTGTTCCATAAAGTGGTGCCATAGCTGGGCACACCTATCAGTTCACCTTGTCTGATGTTGAAAGCATTTAATAAATCTCGCTTGATCAGTTCAAAATCAGTCAAGGTGAAATATTTGTTTTGATTTATAGTGTTGAATCCAATAAAAGTTGTCATAGTGTATTTACTGTCAAACAAATCTGTTTAAAGCATTACTAATCACTCCACCGGCTTGACCTGCAAAGCTGTTAACGGAGTTGGTAATCTGACCAGTTGCTTGACTTAACAACGTGCCGCCCAGGCCTTTAAGATTTTGTAGTATGTTAGAAGCTGCTAATATGTCTTTGTTGGCATTGAGAGATATACTGCCGGGCGAAGGATAATCAAAAACTGGCAACGGCACTTTGGGGCTACCTATTATTTTCAGAAAGGCCACGTCTAGTGTGCCACGATTTACTGTGTTGCTGTAACCAGCTGCTACCTGGGTGCTGCTTACTAATTCGTCGCCGCCTCCACCAAAAAGACCACCGATCGCGCCGAGAGCACCCAATCCGCCAAAATTGGCCAGGCTACCAAGACTTCCAAGACTTCCAAGGCTACCAGTCAAACTACTTAGACTTCCAAGACTGCTAGTTAAACTACCTAAACTGCCAAGACTGCCTGTTAGATTGGTTAGGCTACCTAACCCGCCAGTTAAACTACTTAGACTTCCAAGACTGCCAGTCAAACTGCTGAGACTGCCTGTGAGATCACCAAGACTACCGAGGCTGCCAGTTAGACTACCTAGATTAGATAAAGAGCCTGTCAGGCTACTAAGATCACCAAGGCTACCTAGATTGGTCAAGCTGGCTATATCAAAATTACCCAGATTGCTTAAACTAGCAAGTGGATCGCTGAATGCTGCGGCAAATTGTCCAGCCTTGCCAGTGATATCAAGCGAGCTGGTTAAACTGCTAAGACTGCCACCGAGATCGCCTACCAAGCCATTTAATGACCCACTGAGGCTGCCTATTGTGTCGGCTCCAAAACTGCCCAATACTCCAGTGATACCAGACAGACTAGGCAGTTCTGTTGTGAGATTGGTCAATGCACCCAGTCCAGGTAAATTGCTAACTTGGCTCCAGGCAGCTGTAGCCGCCGAACCAAATCTGCCAGCATTGGCGACCAATGCACTCACATCACCTATTGCGGTATTATTTAAACTGCTAGCCAATCCACTAAGATTAGTCAAACTTGAGAGGCCGCCTGATAATTGATTTATTGCACCTGACGCAATCGAAGTTACGTTAGTGATTGGTGAAGATAACAGGCTGGCAATCGGTGTTCCAGCCAGTGCTGTGCTGATTGATGCAGGAACTGATAGGCTTGCACCAGTTAATGCACTTAGGCTTGATAGGCTTTGTAGTCCACTTTGTGCGTACACCTGGCCAAGGCTGGCACTTATGGCTGAAGAACTGATAGGACTTATAACGCCAGCTGACACCAGTCCATTGTAGCCAGTATTTAACAAGGACACTTGTGCATTGGTTTGTAAATTAGGACTGCCTAAAAATTGTGCTGCTGCCGTCACGCCGTCGCGGCCAGTCCAGATGCCAGGCGAAGATAGGACCTGTGTTAACGGCGCTGGATCAAAAATAAATCGTTGCCAGGTACCGGGCTTGACATAGCCTGACTGTTCTAGTTGTACACAACTGAGACCGTATTGACCCACTCCTTTGTCATCGCTCATGACATCGGATGCTTGATCTACTAGATTGGCTATCTGTGCCAGGATGCCTTGAACTTGAGAGGAACTCAATGGCCCAATCGCATCAGGTGCTAAGTCTCCAGAATTTATGTTGACTAGATCGGCTTGATCGATTGGGTTCGTCAGCGGAATATTGATCAAGGATGGCACTCCTGTGATCGTAGGGATAGTGTTTACAATGGCCAAGATGGCCTGTGCGTCAACTCCGGCTGTGCCGCGATCCAAACGACTCAGTCCAAACTTGGTTACAGCCTCGGCACTGCTAGTCAGCGTCTGTCCTGGTGTATATCCCACCAGTGCACCAGCGGCCACTTGACCATAAAAGATTAAATCAGCCTGTAGCTGTGTGGTGCCAGCTGGGGTTGTCATTCTAAATGTAGATCCTGACGGAAGTTGATAATTGAATATGCTCATGATGTTTTTGTGATAGCAACTCCAGCCGGCAAATCAGGTGCATCAAATGGTGGACTTGGTTGTCCATCTTGCACTACACTGGTCTGTATGTCCACACCTTGATTGTGATACGGGTATGGTTCGTGTGTGGGTGCGCGAGTGCAAATACTTTGTGTGCCAGTGGGTGTTACCTGCCAGCCCGTGGACGGATTGAATTCAGTGTTTGGTTGTACATACTTGGTTATACCTTTGGGTGTGCTGGCTGGTAATCCAGGTCCGCTGTTCAACAACAATATAGTACCGCTCAGGCTCAAGGCTGCACTGGAACTCCAACTGCCTAGGCTGCTCTTAATGGCCAATTGTCCGCCACTCTTGATAGACATGCCGGCCTTGGAAAACAACAACAAC